TGGGAGCAATACATACACGGATACGAAGCAGGACATCCTGCGTTTGGCGTGAAAAAAAGCTACCACTTACCAAGGAAAGAATAGTACAATGATAGACGATAGAATTTGCATTTTCTATGTAGCCGACAGAGTGCAAGAAATAGTAAACGGCGAAACAAAGCCCGAAGACTTCCTGCACGAGTTGAACCACAATATAGGCGTTAACGCCAGATGGAAGCGCAACAACCCAGATGCGCTAACCGCGGACCTACCGCCCATCGACCCGCCTAAAAGAAAAAGAGGACGACCAAGAAAATGAATGAGAAGTTTATGGAAGTGTACGTTTCGGATCAGGGCCTAACACCAGAGGGCCGATTTAAAGCGGGCACCCACCTTTGCTTCGACGAAGACTTTCTCATCAGCCGTCCTGCAATCGATCAATACCAAATCGTTAAATCATGCATCAGCATTCTAGAAGACGTCCTGTTTAATCTTGAGGAAGAGGTTAAAGCAGAACACGAGTTCTTTAACGCTGAAGCAGAAAAAGCAATGGAGAAACTATGGGACAAGATCAACTCCCCGAAGAAGCCCGAAAACTAATTAAAGAAGAGTTGGAGCGATTAGACGAGAAGCAACGAACAATCTACGAAGCTCGGACCGCCCTCGTCACCTTCGTCGATAACCTAGTCGCGTTGAGCAAACGCCATGGGGGATGAAGCTCTCAACCCCTATCAAAAAGGTTTGTACCGTTTCCTCAAAAACGAAGTAGATAAGTACGAACGCGAAGCAAACCGTACCGATATGCATCCCAACGTCCAACACGACCTGTGGCGGGCGCGGATGGAACTAAAAGAGTTTGTCAGCGAACTACGGCAACAGGGAGTAAACATATGAACCACGATCCACGGCTCATCGACGTCATGAAAGAATTGAAGTCGAAGCAACGAGAGTTCGACGATATCGTGTGGGACCACGGCGTTCACGACCCACGGCTCTCGGCACTGGCCAACGAAATCGAACGCCTCAAAAAGCTCGACGAAGACGGAGTCTTAGTTGATCCTGTCTTTTAGTATATAGTCTTATACCTTAGTATACAATTGTATCTCAAATGTCCCATACTCTAAACTTCGTAGGGTATGGGATTTTTCGCATACTGTGCTATTCTATCCAAGAGGGTAGAAACCCCACGCTACTTGACAATTTAATACCTCGTCCGACTAGGGTCACCCCGATAATGTCACGTTCATTCTTTTTGTGAGGTATCGCATGTTAATCCATCCGATAAATAATTCTACGTCTGACCGTAACCGTTACTGTGGACCCGCCGTCATCAGCGCAATCACGCAAATGACGTCAGGCGAAGCAGCAAGACTGATCCGTTCAGTCAGCGGTCAACGAGCCGTCCGCGGAACATACACCAGATATGTTCTTAAAGCCCTCAAGCTTTGCGGAGTCACTTACGAACGGCGACAATCTGACGGTAACCTAACACTCGCTAGGTGGCTGAAAGAAAAGAAACACCTGCGTACCGCAGGACGCGTTTTCTTAATCGTCGCAGGACACCACTTCCAACTGGTCAGCGGCCGTCGGTATGTGTGTGGCAGAACAGGCGAGATCGTCAGCGTCCGTGATAAACGCGTCAAGCGTCGAGCACGGGTCCGCGAAGTCTACGAACTGTTCGCACACGGCAACATCACAATCCCTGATGCTGCACGTAAACCGAAACGCCAATCGTCCAACCGCTCTCAGATCAATAAATGGATCAAAGAGTATGGGTTCGAAGTGGAATACGAACGGGACGCTCAGTGGTACTATGTCTTCATGTCAAACGACGCCGAAGATAAAGCCCACGAACTAAACCACTGGCTCTCCGATAGCCATATCTGTGTCGGCCTCGACGAAGTCGAAGGACGAATGATCGATATGATCAAGTTCGTAAAAGAACACATGGACTAACCTCCACGCCTCGCGGGCCGTTGACCACGGTTCACGGGGCTTTTTCTTTGTTTGAAGTTACGCTCTTTATATATATAGGCTCAAAAATAAAAAAAATATTTTTTAAAAAATAATGGCGGAACCCGTGTAACCGTGTAACCGTGGCCGTTTTAGCCATATAAATAAGGTGTTTGAGGGGTTACGCCAAAGGTTACACCGTGCCAAAAAGTGGTGTGTGACTAGACAAAGATTCAAATTTGCGTTAAATGTCTCTGAAGTTTTTTTTTTTTTTTTTTTTTTTCTGGCTCTATATAACTAATGGCGTTATTTCTTGTAATTATAGCTGAATAGTTATGAGGCATGACATGGCAAAGAAAAAGAACATCTTGGACGCGGGCTTGGTTATTCGACCAAAGAAGAAACCAACCGCTAAGAAGTACAACAAACAAAACCCTGATGAGTTGCGGGGACGTAAGCGGGTAAACGAAAACAGCCCTCTGACCCGCATGCAGGAAATCTTTATTAAAGAGTTGGTTTCCAACGACGGGACAATCACGGCAACCGAGGCCGCATTGCGGGCAGGATACTCTGAGAAGTCCGCTCCTGTTCGAGCGTCCCAGATGACTAACCCATATATAAGTCCACACGTTTGCAAAAAGATTAAAGAGTATAAGGATGAGTTGGACGCAAAGTTTGGCGTGACCTATCAACGGCACGTTAGAGACTTGCAGCGCATCCGTGATCTGGCAATAGAGAACGGCGCATACTCTGCCGCAGTTCAGGCTGAATACCGTCGAGGCATGGCACAAGGCGATATCTATGTTTCCAAATCTGAGATCAGACATGGCAGCATTGACAGCATGAGCAAAGAAGACGTTTTGAAAGCTTTGAACGAGTTGAAGACAACCTATGGTGACGCAATCGATATTACCCCAAATCAAAATGAAGACCGAGGCGGGCCTTTATCAGCAATTGAAAGCAGCAGCACAGAGATCGAAGACGCGGAATTTGATTCTCACCAGAATTGAAAATTCTGTTGGGCGCGGCATACCTGATCTTATGATTTGCGATGAGCGCGGCGCGTTTCATTTTGTCGAACTAAAGTTTAGTAAAGCGAACGCGGTAAATCTTAGCCCGCACCAAGTGGCTTGGTTAACCAAGCATAAACACAGTAGCAGTTGGATACTGGTAAAGCAGCAGTCTAAGGCGACGTCGGTACCGAAGTTGTTTTTGTACCATGCACGGCAAGCGATAGATGTAAAAACGGACGGCCTCAAAACAGAGGCCGTTTTTGTATCCGAGAAAAAGTTTGATTGGGATTCCGTTTTTAACTTGATAAGTCCCACATGATCCCATAGACTCGCTTACATGTTTAACAAACGAGGTGATGATGTTTATATTTAATCTTATCGGGCGATTGCTTTATGGCGCGGATTACGAGGAACTTAGTAAGCGAACGAACAAGCGGAGGCGTCGGAAATGAAAATTAGTAGTGATCGGAAATTAGGAAGCGAAGAACGGGCAGAGTTGGAAGCCCACGCGCGATTGATGGTTAGGCTTGGGTTAATTAAAGATTGGGCAGGGGATGGAATGCTTTATCAACACGCGGGCCGTGATGACTCGTTTCATTACATAGACCAGAAATATAAATAAAATTGACCCCGCTATTGACGCGGGGTTTTTTATTTGCCATTTATATGGGACAAATCGCATATTCATGAGGTAAGAAAATGCTAAAGACTGTAGAAATTTCACGCGCTAAAAAAACCAAAGGCATCGCTGTAACATATCGGGCGGGCACAAAGAATAAATACGGGACGTGCCCAATTGATTGCAAAATGAATTGCAGCGGGACGGGGACCAAATCAATCGATTGGGAATATTTCGACGCGCTATTGGACGCGGTGCCGAGTAAAGGCGTATCGTTTACATATTCGCATTTTGATCCAAACGTTTTCGGGTGGGGCAAAAAATTAAAAGAGGGGAAAACCGTTATCAATTTCTCGACAGAAAACATATTGGCGGCCACGGCGTCGATCTATAACGGCGTTCCCTCTGTTTGTGTTGTGCCCTCAGAATTTTGGCACGGCCGTAAAACTGCCGCGCCGCACGGGAAAACTATTGTGCGCTGCCCTGCCGAATATCGCGATATATCTTGCGCCCAATGTGGGAACGGGGAACCATTGTGCGCCCGCCTCAATCGCAATTTT